ACGACCCATCCCGCAAGCGGTACCGGACCTATGCGGTCGCCGAGGTGGTGGTCCCGGGCACGACGACGATGGAGATGTTCGCGCGGCAGATCGTGCAGCAACTCCAAGACCTCAACATCCGTTGGGGCGAGCTTGACGGCGTGTTCGGCGACAACCCGGTCAAGTCGCGGTTCACTCGAGCGAGCAACCGGGAGTTGGCGCGCTGGATCTCGCGGCACATCCGCGTCAGCCAGAACGCGCTACGCCCTCGCATCTTGTCCGCCAAGGAGGGTGGTGGCCGCTCCGGTCTCCAGCGCCGCAGCAAGGACATCCGGTGTGCGTGGACCTACGGGGAGATCGCAGGCGACCGCGTCCGCGTCCATCCCCGGTGTGTGACGCTCACGAAGGCGTTGCAGGAGTGGGATTACGGCGACCGGCATCCCATGAAGGATGTCCTCGACGCTTGGATGTACGGCCTGCGTGACCATTGGTCAGAGGCCCGTCGATGGGGTAGTATTCCTGCGGTGACCTTTAGCTGAGGGGCGCGCATGTCCGTATTGAGCCCGCCGCCGCTGCCGAAAGAGGCGTCCGAGATCCTCCGGGTGGAGCACTCCCGGCTCCGTCGTCGGATCATCTACTCGATGCACGAGGGCGACGTGAAAGACCGGCTGGTCCGGTCGGTGGGTATCTCGCGGGCTGTGGCGTGGGCAGAGCGCCCAGACATGAGCAGCAATCCCGCCTGGTACGTCTCCACGCAGCTTGCGGGCCTGTACCGTGAGATCCCCGAGGTCATGCCCCCGGATGGCGCCGAAGAGGCAGCCGCAGCCATCGCGGAGGCCGGGTGGTGGCAGCTCGCTCAGCGGAACCAGCGGGACACCATCGCGCTTAACGATGGCTTCGTCCGCGTGGACGTGGACCCCGACACACGGGAGGCGTCGTTTCGGCTGGTGCCGCCCGACATGTGCAAGATCGTGGCCTCGCCGCTCCGGCCGTCCCAGCCGCTCGCCCTGAAGGAGTGGATCCCCGACCCGGACGACCAGACGAAGTGGGTGCGGCTCATCACGGACCCGCGGACGCGGACCTACATGGCCGCCACTCCTGAGGGCGAGGACGTGTCGAAGCGGGTCTTGGGCGGGACGTTCCTGGGCGAGGACTACCCGTTCATCGCCGACGGCGAGCCGGTCCTCCCCTACATCGCGTACCACGCCGCCGCGACGGGTCACGCTCTCGACCCGTGGACGGGCCGCGAGGTCTTCGACGGCACGCTCTCGCTCGGTGTGCTCTACACCTACGTCGGGCACGTTGTGCGGAACGTGGCGTGGGCGCAGCGGTGGGCGCTCGGTGTCGAGCCTGCGGGGTCTGGTACCGACGCGGACGGCAACCGGATCGAGGTCAGCACGGACCCGGCGACGCTGCTGATGCTGGCTCAGTCCGAAGGGGCCGGGAATCCGCAGATCGGACAGTGGAACTCCCCGGTGTCGCCAACTGACGTGCTGTCCGTCGCTGAGCGGTACGAGCGGCGTCTTGTCGAGATGGCGCTTGGTCAGACCGGCGTGTCTCGTCGGGAGTCTGACGTGCGGTCGGCGATGTCGCTGGCTGTGAGCCGTGAGAGTCAGCGCGAAGCCCAGCGGGCATATACCCCGGTGTTCCGCCGGTCGGATACTCGCCTGTGTGCGCTCGTCTCGGGCCTGATGGGTCTGCCCACGAAGGGCTGGCGCATCCGGTACAAGGCGATCCCGCGCGACGCGGCCGAGATCAAGGCCGAACTCGACCGACAGGTGGGGCAGATCGAGGCGGGGCTTCTCGACCGCGTGACGGCCTACCAGCAGATCCACCCCGGACTGACGCGCGCCGAGGCAGAGCGGGCCGTCGCCGACATCGCCCAGACCAATCGGGCTTTCTCTCTCTGACCCAAAGGACGCGCCATGAACCCTCGATACCTCCTGATGTACTCCCCGGATGACGGTGGCGGCGCTGCTCCCGCGCCGGCTCCTGCCGCATCCCCCGCACCCGCGGCGGCACCCGCTCCCGCAGAGCGGACGGTGTCGCACGATGTCTACCGGCGGGTGGTGGACGCAAAGCAGGGGCTCGAGGCGCAGGTGTCGACCCTCAAGGACGAGGTAGCCACGCTGTCGGAGCGCGCCGCGACGGCTGACACGCTCGCCGAGCACTCGCGCGAGTGGCAGAGCAAGGCGGAGGCCGCAGAGGGCAAGTTCACCCGGTGGCGCGCCATCGCGGACGGTCTCGGTACGACGGAGACCGAGGCGATCGAGGCGGCGGAATGGGCGCACTCGCGGCTCCCCGAGGCTGACCGGCCGGAGATCGGCGAGTGGGCGAAGGCCATGAAGGCATCCCCCGACACCGCCCCGAAGGTGCTGGCCGGCTGGCTGGCTGGGGCTGCCGCCCCCGCTCCGGCCCCGGCTGGTGCCCCGCGGAAGCCCGCGCCCAAGAACCCCGCGGGCAGTGTCCAGCAGCCCGGAGCTCCGGCGGCTGTGAGCGCGGAGTCATTCCGTGCGGCTCGGGAGAAGGGCGCCCGCTCCGGCGACTGGTCGGACTTCAAGGCGCTGAAGAAGGCCGCGGGCTACCGGACGGCTTGACGCATCGGCCGCCGATGGGTACGCTATTCACGCAGCCCATCGGCTGGCCCCACGTCACGGGCCGAGCGGTCTCCCACGTCACGGGTAGGGCAGGTCAATACACCTGTTCATGTCTGACGTAGGAAGTACACAATGGCTAACGAAATTATCGTCTCGGGCATCGGCGACATCATTGCGGGCGAGGTCATGGCGGCCGAGTTCCTCATGCTGCTCGCCGACCGCGAGGACGGAATCCTCAACCACCCCGCGCTCATGCACGCGACCGCCACGAGCGCGAGCTCCAACGTCGTCCGCGTGGCTCACCTCGGCCTCGGTGGCTACGACCTGCTCTCGGCGACCACGCCGGGCTCCGAGGTCGCCAACACCGCATTCACGGACGGGAAGACGGACGTGACTCTGGCCCCCCGCGCCAAGGTCTACAGCCTGGAGGACACCGCCCGGTACGTCTCCGACGGCAAGCTCGACCCGGTCATGTTCGCGCAGGACGCGGTCATCAGCATCAACCAGACGCTGATCTCGCTCATCGCCAACGTCACCGACGACTTCACGAGCACCGTGGGTACCTCCGGCGTCAACGCGACCTGGGCCGACATGCTCGACGGCAAGACCACGCTGGGCGTCGCCAAGAACGCCGGGCCGCTGCTCTCCGTCCTGCACCCGCAGCAGTGGGGCGACCTGGAGACCGACGCGCTCAGCCTCGGCGTCCTCCCCGCCAAGAGCATGGGCGGCGTCATCATGGCCGGCATGGGGCTCTACAAGGGCAACTGGATGGGGATGGACATCTTCGTCTCGTCCGCCGTTCCCACCGCCAACGGTGGCGCGGATCGGGCCGGCGGCATCTGGGCTCGCGGTGGTGTGGCCTGGGCTGACGCACAGTTCGCCCCCGAGAACGACCCCAACATCGTCGACCTCGGCCGGGGCCGCTTCGAGCGTGACCGCAAGGGCACGTTCCTTGAGACCTCGTACATCACCTCCTGGCTCGCCGGAGTCAGCAAGGCGATCGACGGCGCTGGCGTTTCGGTCATCACCGACGCCTGATTCACATTCTCGGTGCCGGTCCCGGGTCGCGCCCTCGCGTCCGTGGGATCGGCACCGGGACCCGGCACCCCTCCCCTCAGCAACGGACGCAACATCATGGCCAAGGCACTCGGGATCTCCCGCGACGTAGGCGACGGCGCAACAGGCCGCTCGTACCAGCCCGCATTCGCGCAGCATCAGACCGGAGCGACGCACCCGTTCTGCGAGGTCATGGCACCGTTCGTGTTGGTCCACAACCCCATCCGGTGGACGGTCATCGCAGGCCGGTTGATCCCGGGACTGCACAAGGTCACGCTGGAGCCCGGCGTGAACCACATCGCCCGGGACCGCTCGGGCCGCGTGATGTTCTCCGCCGCGCGGACGAAGATCAACGAAGAGGGCCGCACGGTCATCCCCTACGAGTGGGGTCCCGGCGGCGAGAGCTACGTGCAGGTGGTCGACACCCGCCCCAACGGCGCGCGGAACGTCCGCGAGACGTACCTGTACGCCTGGGAGACGGCGGCGCTCGGCGACACCAGCCTCATCGTGGACGATGAAGCGTATTCGAAGTGGGCCGCAAGCCTCGTGGCCCCGGGCAAGTTGTCCGCGTGCCCGCCCTACATCGCCCGACGCCTCGCCGACAAGCTGTCAGCGAAGCTCGAAGAGAACGAGGCCCGCGCCGCCAAGGGTGGCGAGG